TCGGCCGGGCGGTAGTTGCCGGGCATGATCTCGAAGGCGTCGTCCTGCCAGAACGGGTTGACCGCACCGGTCGCGGTGTTCAGCCAGGTCAGGGCAGCGTTGCTCGCCGGGGTGGCCGAACAGTTCTTGTACTGAATTTCCGGGTCCGAACCGCCGCCGTTCGAAATGATCGGCGGGCTGATCACCAGCGTGGTCGAGGACGGCACCGAGACGACGCGGAAGGTCTTGCTCGAGCCGGTGTCGGTCTTGGTGATGTGGTGGACTTCGTTGACGCCCGCCAGGGTGAAGGCATCGCCCGCCGCGACGTTGGTGGTCGAGTTGACGGTTATGGTCTGGTAGCGGTTGTCAACGTTGCTGATCTCGCCCGTGGTCGCGGTCGAGGTCGCCTTGGGGACGTAGTACTGGTTGGCGGCGTTGAGCGTGATGCCCGAACCACCGGCCAGCGTCTTGCGGTAGGCGTAGTCGAGCTTGTAGGTCTCGAAGCCGGCCACCGGGCCGACATAGGCCTTGCGCAGCGCCGGGTCGGAGATGTCGTTGCCGAACGAGCGCGTCGAGGTGGCAAGGTTGCTGGCCATCGCGTTGTAGTTAGCGGTCGAGAGCAGCAGCTTGCGCCCGTCCATCGGGATGCCTTGGCGGTTGAACGCGTCGTCGCAGGCGGCCACGTCATCGAAGCCCGTGGCAGCACCCGAGCGCTTCACGAACACCGTGCCGGTGAGGGCGGCGAGGTTCGAGCAGTCGACGTTGATGTCGGAGGCAAGGCGCTGCAGCGCGGCCTGACCGAGGCGCTTTTCCTGGAGCTGGTCACGCAGTTCGGTGGCGCTGAGGACCAGCGGAACCGAGTGCGAGTAGCCGAGCGTGGTCGGGACCGAAAGCTGGGTGTAGTTGCGGCCGAAGTTGGCCGACTGGTCGAGCCCGGTGTAGCTCTGCGCGATGTACGGCATCGGCCGCCACACGGTATTGCCGGTGCGCTCGGCGAGCTGGTCGGGGAGGCTGTACTTGTTGAACAGCTTGGAGATGACGAGGTTGTCGGCGAAGGCTTCGAACACCTGTTCGAAGGCAACGATTTCTTCCTTGTTGAATGAATTTGCCATGATTTGACCTGCAAAACTGGAGGGAGAGACAAGTGAGGGGCCCGAAAGCCCGATCACGCCGTGTCTCTCCCGTCACAGCCGGAGGTCGCTGATGGATGGCGTTGCGCCCGGTATTACGTGGGCAGATTTAAAATCAAGCCGCGTTCTGCCTGAGCTTGCGCCGGTAGGCGATCACGGCCGAGCGGTCGCCGCTGCGATCGGCTTCCTTTTCGAGCCGCTCGAGTTCCTTGTCGACCGACGCGGCGACCGGGGCCGAGCCCTTGGTGATGCTTTCCGGGGCGGGGGGCTGACGACGGGCCATCGGCTTGATTTTCCCTTTCAGTTCGCCCACGGCAATCGCGAGCGCGGTCGGATCGTTCTTCATCGCCACCAGTTCGGCGAGCTTGGTCGGGCTGGCGTTGAGGGCGGCGATCAGGCGCGGGTCGTCGGCGTAGATCAGGATCGCCTTGGCGTAGTTCCCGGCCTCATCGTCGCCGAAGTGATCGGCCACGGTCTGCGCGACGGTGGTGAAGTTGGGGACGATCTCGTTCGCCTTGGTCTCGAAGGTCGCCACGCGGTTGGCCCATTCCTCCTGGCGCTTGCGCTGGGCTTCCTCGGCTTCGCGCGCACGGCGTTCGGCCTCGCCCTGCTTGGCGGTCCAGTCCTTGAACGCCTGCTTGAACGCGTCCTCGTCATAGCCGCACGATTCCAGCGTCGGTTCGGGGCCGATCTGATCGTCCTGCGCGGAAGGCGCGATCTTGCTCTTCAGTTCCTTGTTTTCCCGAGCGTATTCGCGGACGCGCTCGCGCAATTTGCGGATCACCGGGCTGTCGTCGGCCTCCGGTTCCTCCGCGCCTTCCTCGCCCTCGAAGGTGAACCCGACCGGCTCGTCTTCGGGCTGCTCCACTTCTGCCGCATCGGGTTGCGGCTCGTCCACCTCGGGGGTGTCGAGCGTCAGGTCTTCGATTTGCGGGGTGTCGTCGTCCAAGTTCATCGTTCGCTCCCTATTCTCGGCCTTGCGGGGGCCGGACCCGATGGGATCACGCGGCGCGCTGCTGTTGACGCTTCAGGTGCAAGGCAGCAGCGCCCTGCGAGAGTTTGTAGCCGTTGTGCACGACGTTCATGTGGTCGATGCCCATGCCGTGCTTGATGTCGGCGGTCTGGGCCTGCGTCTTCTGGAGGTCGGCGATCTTCTGCGCGACTTCGAGCGGATGCAGCGGCGGCGGTGGTTGCAGCCCGGTCGGGGCGCGCTCGGGGCCGCCCACGGCTTGCGCCTGCGCCAGGGCGAGGATGGCCTTGGCCCCCTCGGTCTTGGCCTTTGCGGCTTTGAGCGCGGCATCGGCCTGGAAGTCCTGCGCCTGCGCCATGAGCGCGGCCGACTGCGGATCGGGCTGCTGGCCCTGCTGCGCCTGCTGCATCTGCTGCTTTTCTTCGGGCGTGGGTTCGGCGAGGCCAAGTTGTAGCATCCGGCGCCGGTTCCAGTTCTTGAGGTCGTCCAGTCCTTCGCCGTCCATGTTGGCGATCGCGGTGGTGATGCAGGCAACCGCCAGTTCGTTGTCGCCCACGGTCCCGGCCGCCTGTGCGACTTCGGTCATCCGCCTGACCGTGCGGTCCCGGAGCGTGCTGGTCGCCTCGGTAACGTCGGCAATGACCTTGTACTTGCCCTTGGCGAGGTCGTTGCGGAAGGTGAACTCGCCGGTGATCGGATTGGTGTGCGGCTCGACCAGCGTTTCCTCGCCGTCGTTGCCGTCATCGTCCATCGTGTCGACCTTGCGGCCTTCGCGGGCATAGACCTCGCGGGCCATGGCAAGATAAATCTCGCCCTCGCGCTGCACCGACTGGCGCATGTTGTCGATGTAGATCCCCGACTTGGCATCGACGCGGGTCGCGGCGATGTCCATCGCCTCGGCGCTGGTGTTGGCCCGCACCTCGTCAGCCCCATCATCGGCATTGGTCAGCTCGGCGATGTCAGCGGCGGTGATCTGGAGCAGTGCGGCCGACACCGGCGGAACCTGCGCGGGTTCGATCTTGCCGATCGGCCCGGCCTGAACGATGTTGCCGTCGGTGTCCCGCAGTGCCTTGGCCAGCGCATAGGAGTGACGCTTGATGTTCTGCTCGGCCCACAGTTCGGCGATGGTCGGGGTGATCTGCTCAGGATCGAAGATCGGCACTTCGCGCGGCGAGAGCGCGGCGGTCTCGATCAGTTTGGAGACCTGCGCGTTGTAGGCCCGCGCCGGGTCCATCGCCATTTGCACATGGCCGGTGAAGCGCTCCAGCCCGTCGATGTATTCGCGGTTGCCGTAGACCGGAACGACCGGAATCTCGGTGCCGGCGATGAACCCGCCGTCCTCGAGGACCTCGGCGCCGGAAACGACCCACTTGTGCACCCGGCAACGCTTGCGGCGCTGGCCCTTGGCCTTGTACCCGGCCGCTTCCAGTTCGGACTTCTCGCCCGGCTCCAGTTCGCTCGCCCAATAGCGCTGCTGGTCCTTGGTGATGCCGTGGGTGAAAACCCACAGCATTTCATCGACCTCTTCCTTCTCGTAATACTCGGCGGTGACGATCTGCTCGGGGCTGAACCACTCGTAATGCGGCTTCCACAGCGCCGGTTGGAACGAGGAAACCTCTGCCTTGGGCCAGTCCCGCGCGAAGGCATCGGGCGAATGGGCGGTCAGGACCGTGCACCACCAGGCATCGGCCTTGTCGTAGAGCTGCGAGTTGGGATCGAAGAACACGCGCTGGTCGGCATCGGCAATCAGCAGGCCGGGGTTGATGCGCTGGTCGTCGCTGTCCTTGTCGTACTCGTCCGCCCACTCGGTCTTGAGGCGATAGGCGCCGAAGCCTCCGGCCGATGCCTCCCGGAACGCGTTGTCGCGCGCCTGCTGGGCCTTGAATTGGTAGCTGTCGGCGCGATGCAGCCCGGCAATGGTGGCTGCGGTGTGGTCGTCGGCGTCCTGCCCGACGTTGCGGAAGGCGGGGATGATCCGGTTGGCGAGGTAGTCGAGGATGATCTTGCGGTGACCACGCGCGGTCTTGTTGATCTCGACCTTGATCGAATGGTCGAACTGCTCACCCCACGGGCCCTCCCATTGCGCGCCGGGGATGGAAACGAAGCGGCGGGCCTGCAGGGCGAGGGCACGGATCGGCAGTTGCGCGGAAACAACCGCGTCGACCTGGCGGATGATCCGCTCGTGAAGTTTCGCCTGCGCCTCGTCCATCGGATAGGATGGATGCCGCGGGGAAATTTAAAGGCAAGTGCCTAGCGGAATGCCGTGCGCATCGATGGGATGGCAACTGGGCCGTCGTCCATCTTCGGCGCTTGATGGGCCAGCATCACCTCCGACAGGGCCCACACCATCGCGTCCACCCGGTTCGGCGAGCCAATGCCCATAAACCCGCTTGCGGTCATCAACACCATCTCGTCCTCAAGCTGGGCCAGCCCGGGGAGATGCGAGACCCGTCCTTGCTCGTAGAGTGCTGACACCGGCTCGGCTCGGGCAGCCTTGCCCCGGCTTGCGGTAACCTCCTTGTACGGCACCGACCGATCGGCCGCACGGATCACCGCCTGCACCATCGCGCCGCCAAAGTTGCGCTCGGCGACGATGCGGTCGGCCTGGTGCTGGTGGTAGGCGGTGATTGCCCGCCGCGCCCAACCATCGGGGGAGAGCTTGCAGGTGAGGTCGGCGATCACGTAGCCGCGGCCGTCGACGCCACGACCCGCGATAATGATCCCCACGTCGTCGCCCTCATCATCGCCGCTGGTGCCAGATGGATCGATTGCAACGACCACCCGCGCCATCTCTGGCGCCTCCGCCACCCGGCCCGTGTCAAGTATCGCTCGCGTCCACAGCGCGCCCGGTACGTCGTCCAGCATTTCCCCGTCCAGTTCCTGCCGCCCGAGCCGCGTTCCGGCATAGCGGTCGATCATGGCTTGCACCGACCCCGGCGCAAGGTTGGATACGTTGTCCAGCGTCTTGCCGCGCGTCACATGGGTGGTCTTGTCCGCCAGCATTGCCCGGATGATTGGCAGTGGGCGCGGGGTTGTGGTCACCATCACTTGCGGATGCGTCCCGAGCCGCAGGCCGAATATCAACTGGTCCCACAAATCTTGCGCAGCCGGGAATTTGGCCAGCTCGTCCACCCACGCGAAATGGTGCTGGGGCCCGCGCAACTGGTCCGGTTCGCTCGCGTTGTAGCAGGTGGCGATCGAGCCATTAGCCCAGGTGATGCGGCGCTTGGACGGCTCGTACAGCGGACGGTCGCGCTCGGGATGCACCGACAGGATACCGCTCTCGCCTTCCACGATCACGTCACGGGCATCGGCGGCGGTCAGCCCCACCAAGGCGATCCGGCATCCCGGGAAGCGCGTGGCCAGTCCGCGCACCCACTCGGCGCCACAGCGGGTCTTGCCCCAGCCACGGCCGGCCAGGATCAGCCAGACCCGCCACAGCCACTCCGGGGCAATCTGGTCGGGACGAGCCCAAAACTGCCAGTCGTGCAGGAGGGCGGCTTGCGCCTCAGTGCTGAGTGCCGACAGTTCCGCTTGCTGCTGCTCCGGTGGCAGCTTGCGAAAGCAGTCGGCGGCGGAGAGCGGCTGCATCTTCGTTCACCTGTTCGACGCGGAAGGACTCGCCCGGCGCATTGGCCAGCGTGACGGGGATCAGGCGCGGGTAGATCGTCGCCCAGAACTTGGTCTCGTTGTCCGGAT